ACCGACCAGTGCAAGTCGGTCGTCTTCACCCGCACCATCGAAGCCCTGGAATCCACCGCCTTCGGCGCCACCGAGCGCGTCTTCACCGGCGGACTCGGCAACCACCAGTGCGTCGTCACGCTGCTCTTCGCGTACAACGCGAACGAACCGTATGCGACGCTCAAAGACTTGGTCGGCACACAAACCACGATCATCGTCAAACCGACGTCCAGTGCCACCAGTGCGACCAACCCCGCGTTCACCCTGACCAACACGTTCTTGGAAAGCCTCGACGTGGTCAACGCGTCCCTCGGCGAACTCAGCGAAGTGCAGCTCACGTTCATCGGCGGCGCATACACGGCTGCAACGTCGTGAAACTCAGACTGCAGGCCGTCCACGACGGCCGCACAATCGAGTGCGAAACGTCGCTGCTGGTGCTCGTGGAATGGGAACGCAAATACAAGCGCCGCACCGGCGACCTGGCGCAAGGCTTCGCGTTGGAAGACCTGGCGTTTCTCGCATGGGCGTCAATCAAGCGCACCGAGAAACTGCCGCAGTTCGACACCTGGCTCGAGAAACTGGAATCGGTCGACGTGCTCGGAGGCGAAGACGCAAACCCTACGGACGCGGCGGCTACCGCAGGCAGCTAGCGGAGCTGCTCGTGGAAACCGGTTGGTGGCCGCCGCAAGTCGAATTCGATGTGGTCGACCTGGCGACCGTGATGGACGTGGCCGAGAAACGCAACAGGAGACGCCGATGACCGTTTACACCGAACTCAAGGTCGTCGGCCTCAAGGACGCACTCAAAGAAGTGCAGAAGATCGACAAGAAGTTGCGCCGCCAGTTCACGCGCGACTACAAGCAAATCGTCAAACCGGTCGTCGACGACGCCGAACGCGCCGTCAAGAGCATCCCGGACGAGCCCATGTCGGGATGGGGCCGCTCGTGGGACCCGCTCAACCGTCCGAGCACCAACAACCGCTATGCGCAAGACCGCCGCGACTTCAAGATTGGCCGTCTCACCAAAAGCGTCAAACGGCGACTGGCTGGCGGAGAAACGTTCCAAGGCGTGTTGCCGTGGGACACTGTCGCCGCATCAAAGATGGTCAAAGCAGCAATCAACACCAGGGCCGTCAAACAATACGCGGGCAGGGACGTCAACCTGTCGGTGTTCACCATCAAGTTCCTGGGTGTCGCCAACACCATCTTCGCCACCGCAGGCCGCAAATCGAGCGGCAGCACCGAATCCGGTCGGCAGATGATCAAGGTGCTGCGCGAACGCTACGGGCCGCCGGTGCGCGTGTTGTGGCCCGCCTACGAGAAGCACGCCGAACAGGTCAACAAGAACATCGAGGTGCTGGTGGAGCGCATCATGAAGGCAGCCAACCGCCGCCTGGTGGCCGAAAGGTAAAATTCCGCATGGCCGTCATCATCCCGATTGTCACCACGTTCGGCTCCAAGGGCGTCGTCAACGCCATCAAACAGTTCAAGTCGTTGAACACGACGATGGAACGCGCACGGTTCCTCACCACGCGGCTGCTCATTCCGGCCGCCGTCGCCTTGGGCGGTGCGACCGTCGTGCTCGGCAAACAACTGCTCGACGCGGCGCGGGCGGCGTCAGCCGACGAACAGTCGCAGAAGCTGCTGCGGCTGGCGTTGATCAACTCCACTGGCGCAACCGAATCACAAGTGATCGGCGTCGAAGACCTGATCGACAAGATGGCGCGCGCCACCGGCGTCGCCGACGACCAACTCCGACCCGCGTTGGGCACCCTGGCGCGGTTCACCGGCGACGTGACCCAGGCGCAGCAGCTGCTCGCCATCGCCCTGGACGTTTCCGCAGCCACCGGCAAACCGTTGGAAGACGTGACAATCGCCTTGGGCAAGGCCTACAACAACAACATGAAAGGTTTGATGGCGCTCGGTATCGCCACCAAGGACGCCGAAGGCGACACCAAATCATTTGCGCAAATTCAAAAAGAATTGGCGCAACTGTTCAAGGGCGCGTCGGCCGCCTCGGCAGAAACGTTTGAAGGCAAACTTGCGCGCCTCCGCGTTGCCATGGACGAAACCAAGGAACGCATCGGCAGAGTTCTGCTGCCATTCCTTGACAGATTGGCGCAGTTCGTCCTTGATGCCGTCGTACCGGCGTTTGAGAAATTCATCGACGTGCTGCTCGGCGGCGGCGGACTCAACCAGGCGTTCAAACAAGGCATCGCCGCAGCAGGACCGTTCGCCGGGGCGTTGATTGACGCGTTTGAAGCAATCACGTTGGCGGTGCTGGAATTCTTGCGCCAGATGGCGATTGCGTTTGAGGTGTTCAAAGCGTTGCAAGTCGTCGCCAAAGCAAGCGCAGGCGGACTGAAGACCGCCGTGTTTGACATCGCCGCAGTGATTGCGGCGGCCGCCGTCGGCCTCAAGATGAAGGACCTCAAAACCGACGTCACGAACTATTTTGACGCGCTGCGCGCCGGGCTGCCTGCGTTGCAGGCCATGAACGCGCAACAAGACGCGCTAAACAAAACGTTGACACCGATACCCGACCGCCTCGATCGGCTGGAGGCGGCGTTGAACAAAAAGAAGCAAGCCACCGAGGCGGCTGGTGTCGGAGTCGACACGTTCCGACAGAAAGTCGACGCCGCCGCCGACGCCCTGCGCAACCGCATGAACAAGGCGCTGGACGACGCCAACGACAAACTGCAGGAAGCCAAAGACAAGTTTGCCGATTACAAAGCCGACGTCGCAAGCGCAATCACCGGCGTCATCAACTTCGGCGACGCCGCCGAATACTCGGCCGAACGCGGCGGCGTCACGTTCTTTGACGCCCTTGAAAGACAGGCGGACAAAGCAAAGGCATTCGGCGCGCTCGTCGACCAACTGCTGGCGGCGGGCCTGTCCAAGGAGGCACTGGGCCAGGTGCTTGACGCTGGCGTTGAAGCCGGGTCGTTCATCGCCAAGGAACTGTTGAAATCAAGCGAGAACATCCTGCGCGCCAACCGGCTCGTGGAGGAAACCGCCAAGATCGCACAGGCCATCGGGCAACGCGCAGCCGAGAAGTTTTACCAGGCGGGCATCGCCAACGGCGAGGCATACTTGCGCGGCGTTGAGGAAGCGATTGAACGCGCCAACAAAAAACTGCGCGAAGCCAACCTCACACCCGCCGACGTCAAAGGCATCGGCGCGAAGTTTGACGACAGCCTGGCGCGGTTGATGCAACCGGTCGCACCGGTCGCGGCCGCACCACAAGGCAACACCACGGTCACCGTCAACACCGTCACCGCACCCGCCAACCTCGGTGACATCATCGTCGACGCACTCCAGGACTACAACCGACGCAGCGGACCGCTGCAATTGCAGATCGAATAATGGCGCAACCAGTCGTCGAATCCGGCAACTACCTGTTCGAAGTTGACACTGGCTTCGACTACGGCAGCTTCCGGCTCAACGACGCCTTGAAGGGCGTGATTGGCAACACGACGTACACGCTCGGCCCCAACGCCTCGTTCGTTGACCTGACCGAATACGCCACCAGCATCACCTACCGGCGCGGACGCCGCCGCACCGTGGAACAATCAGGGGCGGCGACGATGACCGTCGTCGTCGACGACAAAGTGGCTGCGGGCATCCTCAACCCGCTCGACGACGGCAGCCCCTACTACGACCATGAAGACGACTTCTTTCGCCTTGAACCCGGCCGCCAAGTCCGCCTGGCGCGCATGGACGGCGCGACACCCGAATACCTGTTCGTCGGCACAATCAACACCTACGACTACAAGTACCAGTTGCGCGGCGACAACCAGGTGTCAATCCAGTGCGTTGACGACTTCTACAAACTGACCCAAGCAAAAATGGACGAACTCAACGTGGATGCCGAAACGTCAGGTGAACGCATCACCACCGTGCTCGACCTGCCCGAAGTCGACCTGTTCGACGCAGTGGAACGCGACATCGCCGACGGCACCGTCAACCTCGGCCACAGCGCACCCTACACGGTGCCCGCCGGGACCGTCGCCCTCACCTACTTGAACCAGATCAACCAGACCGCCGAAGGCGGACGGCTGTTCATGTCGCGCGACGGCGTCTTCACGTTCCAAGAACGCATCGGCAACACGCTGTCGGCGCCTGTCGTGCAGTTCAGCAACGACGGCGTACTGACACCGTACAACGACCTGTCGGTCGAATACGCAGGCGACAACGTCATCAACCGGCAGACCGTCACCGGCCTCGACGACACCACCTACACCGCCGAAGACGCCGAAAGCGTCGCCGACTACGGGTACCGCACCGGCCACATGTCCAACAGCCTGCTACACGACGCCGCAGAAATCCAGGAGTACGCCGAGTACCTGCTTGAGCCGTGGCCGAGCACCATCTACACCAGCATCCAAACCAGCCTGCCGTCTTGCACCCAAGCACAGAAAGACGCGTTGGCGTTGGTCGACATTGGCGACACGGTCGAAATCACCGCCACCTTGCCGGGCACGGCGACGAACGTGACGCAGGAGCTGGCGGTGGAAGGCATTGAAGGCGTCATCGAATTCCGCCGGGGCCACACCATCCGCTTCTACACCAGCCCGACCACCATCGTCTACCTGCTGCTGCTCGACGACGCGGTGTACGGCAAACTTGACTCCGACAACGTACTAGGATGAGGTAGCCATGCCTGTTCCATTTCCGTTCGTAACATCGGCCGTGCTGCTGGCGAGCGAGCTCAACTCGATCACCGAACTGCCGATCAATAACAAAACTGGGTCGTACACGTTGGTCGCCGGGGACGCAGGCGAGTACGTCGTCATGGAGTCGGCGTCGGCGACGACGATCACCGTGCCGAACTCGGTGTTCACCGCGTCGCAAGTCGTTTACATCGTCAACAAAGGCACCGCCTCGACCGTTGTCACCGCCGGAGCGGGCACCACCGTCTCAACGTCCGGGTCGTTGACGGTGCCCGCCAACGGCGCCGGGCGTTTGCTCGCGTTGTCGGCGTCGGCGTTCATCTACGAAGCGGGCGGCATCACCGCGACGGCGGCCGGGTTGACGCTCATCAGTGCGACCAGCATCGGCAGCGGGGTCAGCAGCGTCACCGTGTCGAACGCGTTCAGCAGCACCTACGACAACTACAAGATCACGGTCAGCGGCGGCTCATGCAGCACTTTTCACGATATGAATCTCTCGCTTGGGTCGACGGCGACCGGCTACTACGCGGCGCAAAACTACGTCACCTATTCGAGCGGTGCCGTCAACACCAACGGTCGCAACAACGTGTCGTCGTTTCAGGCGATTGGTGTCGCACGCGTCAAATACTTGCACATGAACATCGACCTGTTCAGCCCGTTCCTGTCCGACGAGACGGTATACAACGGCTGGTACATCCACGAGTCTCAGGCCGGTTTCAGCGTCGGTTTCCTCGACAACACGACTTCGTATACCGCGTTCACCATCGCACCCGGTTCCGGGACGTTGACGGGCGGCACCATCCGCGTCTACGGATACGCCAACAGTTAGGAGGCGACATGACCTACAAAGTGCAGATCGACGACACGGTGCGCGACGCGACACCCGACGAGGCGGCCGCCATCGCCGCACGAGAAGCGGACGCGGCAGCCGCCGCCGCCGCCGCCGAAGCCAAGAACGCGGCACTCGCATCCGCCCGGGCGAAACTCGCCGCCCTCGGACTCACCGACGCCGAAGTCGCCGCCCTGATTGGAGCATGATGAAACCGTGGCAATACATGCTGGAAGACTGGGCAAAAGCGTTCGTCGCTGGCTCCGTCGCCGTGCTCATCACCAGCGGCTACGACGTAGACAGCGCAATAAAAGCTGGGCTCGCCGCCATGCTGCCGCTGATCTACGCATGGGCGAACACCAGTGACCGTCGCTACGGCCGCAAATAGATTTCCGGTCAAACCGGTCAGATTGCCCGCCGACCTGCGCGGCATCAAACCAGGCGAACTGCCCGGCTACCTGCTCAAACCAATCAGGCCCTACGGTCGGCTGCACCCGCTGGCCGCACAAGCCTGGGAGGCGTTGCGCAAAGCCGCCCACGCCGACGGCATCAGACCGTTCAAACCCGCCAGCTTCTCCGACACCTACCGCAGCCTGCAGGTGCAACGCGCAGGATTCCTCGCCCGCTACACCACCGCCCCGATTGAGACCACGTCGGTGCGCATCTACCAAGGCGTCAAGTACTACCTCAAACCCGGTTACGCGGCGATGGCGACACCTGGCACCTCGCTGCACAACATTGCGTTGGCCGTCGACGTGTTTGAGGCGTCCGGTGAACGCCTGGAGTGGATGCTCGCCAACTGCGACGACTACGGATTTTGTTGGGAGATGCAGTCCGAACCGTGGCACATCCGTTACTACACCGGCGAGAAAGTACCCTTGAAAGTGCAGCGGTACGAGGAGCTCCATGCCGACCGAAATAACAGTGGCCCTGATTAGTGCCGTCGCAATCGTGACCGCAGCCGGAATCCCCGCGTTCCTGATTGAACGGTCACGCAAAGAAAACAGCGAGGATCACGCATACGTCCGCCGCGCCTTGGGTAGGGTGGAACGCAAGATTGACAACCACCTGGAGGACCACACCACTGATGGCACTGCGCGACGAACTACCACAAAAATCAAACCAGGTCAGCGAGATTGACGCGTTCCTCGCGAAACAGAAGAACAAGCAGGAATGGCTTGAAATCTTGTCGCAACCCGAGAAATACAGCAACCAGGCGGTCGCCGACCTGTTCGCCAAATACAAACTCAAAATCTCGTTCAACGCCGTCTACCGGTGGAGGCGGCGAAATGTCCGTCCGTGACGAACTTTCAGAATTGCAGACGATCGAGCAGCTGCGGCAGGCGTTGAAACGGTCGCACGCCGAACGCCACAAACTCAAGCACAGCAAAGACGAACTCGTCGAGGCCGTCTACCGGGCCGCCAAAGAAGCCGCGCTTGCGTCCGGCCTGGTAAAACACAAGCCGCCGACGCGCGACAAACGCAAACTCAAATCGGAGGTGGCGCTCGTGCACCTCACCGACTGGCAGCTCGGCAAACGCACCGTCTCCTACAACCCGCACGAGCTCAACACGCGCATCCAACGGTTCGTCGACAAAGTCATCTCGATTACCGACATCCAACGCCGCCACCACCCGGTCGAGTCGTGCGTCGTCATGCTCGGCGGCGACATGGTCGAAGGCATCGGCATCTTCCCAGGGCAGGCCTACGAGGTCGACGTGCACCTGTTCGAGCAGCTGTTCATGGCGGCCGCAATCATGGAACGCACCCTGCTGCGGCTCGCCGACTACTTCCCGGCCGTGCACGTCGTCTGCGAATACGGCAACCACGGCAGGCTCGGCCGCAAAGGCGACATGCCCGTCGGCGACAACATTGACCGCATGGCGTACAAGATTGTGCAAGACAGGCTGCCCGCCGGAGTCGTCAAATCGTGGCAGGGCGACTCCAACTGGTACCAGGTGTTTAACATCGGCGAATACAAGGCGCTGCTCGTGCACGGCGACGAGATCAAGTCGTTCGGCGGCAACACCCCGGCGTTCGGCATCCTGCGCAAGGTCAACGCCTGGGCAGGCGGCGTCATCGAAAACTTTCACGACTGCTACATGGGCCACTGGCACAGCCCGATGACACTCACCATGTCCAACGGCGGACGCATCTTCGTCACCGGGTCACCCGAATCGCACAACGAGTACGCGCGCGAATTCGTCGCCGCCACCAACGTCCCCTCCCAACGGCTGCACTACGTCGACCCCGCCAAGGGCCGTGTCGCCGCCGAATACGTCATATGGCTGGACTAGACAAACCGCTGGTGCTGGTCGTCTGGATCGACGCCTACTCCCTGTCCAACAACGAATGGCACGAGCTGGACGACCTCAACGACGACCCGGCCATCGTCCATTCCGTCGGCTTCATGACCAGCAAACCCAATGACCGCCACGTCGTGCTGGCCCAATCCCTGACCGAAGACCAGGGCGTCGACGGCGTACTGCAAATACCCCGCCGAATAGTGCGAAAGATAGTACGGCTGCAAATCCCCCACAAGCGGCGAAAGAGCCGCTAAGGTGGTATCGGTGCCGACTGGCACCACCAACCAATCCTGGAGGATCACATGAAAAGCAAGTTGTTAGTACTGCTGAAAAAACTGCACACACAAGGCGCGCTGACAGATCAAGAATTCTGTGACATCATCACGGAGGACAACACACCAGAGATTGAACGACTGCTGCCGCTAAAAGAGAAGACGCAAAATTACCTTGACATTGAACAACACAAGGAAATCGTGCACATGTACCTTGATGGTTACAACTTGCGTCACATTGCCGACACAATGAACAAGAAATACGGTTTGACCTTGACGGCAGTTGGTGTAAGAACATTATTGACAAGATTGCAGAACGGTCAAAAACGCAAATTCAAGCGTTATCAAACAGCCGCATGGAAGGCAGCGTTGGACACATGGCAAACGCAGTTGAGGGTCAAGGTTTGAGATGGTTCAGCAGCTGACCGGATGGTGCCTAGACACCGGCCAAGAATTCTGGCTTGTAGTGTTCACCAACAACGGCACGATCCGACGCGCGCAGCTGCGCCTCCGTAACACACCAGTAGACGACTGGAGTGAACCATTAGAACTGAAACACGTCCCGCTCGTACACCCAAGCGCATCATGAACCCCAACTATCTGATCGGTGTGGTCGTCGCCTCGCTGTTCGGCTTCGGTCTTGCCTACAACCAAGACCCGGCAGTCGACACCTGGGGCCTCGTGCCTGCTTCCACCGCTTACTCCCCGGTGGAGGCTGGCACGTTGCCAGACGCGTCAGGAAGCCCGCAGACGAGCGAAACCACCCTGCCCCCTTACCAGGGGCCAGGGTGCGCAGAATGGGCCGATGTCGCCTTGCGCGGCGGTTTCACCGCCGAGCAGCTGCCGTACGCGCTGCAAATTGCCGAACTGGAGTCAATGTGCCTGCCCGACAGCATCGGCGACAACGGACAATCGTTCGGCCTGTGGCAAATCAACGACTACTGGTGCACCCCGGTCGAATACTGGCCGCGCGGCTACCTGCAGACGATGGGCATCGTTAACGACTGCACCGACCTGCTCAACCCGCTGGTCAACGCCCACGCCGCCTGGCATATCTCGACCAAACACGGATGGTCGAACTGGACGACCGCAGACAATGTGCCCGACTGACTACATCTTTGCCTGGGTCATCATCGGCATCTCCATCACATGCTTGATTTATCTTGTAGTCACCAACAAGGACGACGATGAGCAGCAACATCGACCCAGGTGACGCGGCCTACCGCGCCTGGCAACTCACCAAAGGCGACCGGCAGACGCAGTACGGCGACCCGTGGACCGACTACACGCTGGTGCGCAGACTGTTCAGCACGCTCACCAACTACCACCACAACCTGACGGTGCAAGAAGCCATCCTGTTCATGGTCTGCGTCAAACTCGCCCGGTTGATGAAGAGCCTGCGCGTCGAGAAACTGCACGAAGACAGCCTGGTGGACGCAATCGGCTACCTCAACTGCCTGCACATGGCCGACGCCACCGACCAACTCAAAGACGCACCCAGACACATCGTCGGGGACATGGTGATCGAACGTGGCTTCTAGCCAGAAACGCAAAGGCAACCGCGCGGAGCTCGATGTGGTCAGATGGTTGCAGACGATGGGCCACCCCAAGGCGGCACGCATCCAAGCCGGGACGCACGACGACTGCGGCGACGTGTCCGGCATCCCGGGCGTCGTCATCGAGGTCAAGAACCGGCAGCAGCACGACTGGCCGCAATACTTCAGGCGTCTCGCCACCCAAATCATCAACGCCGACGCCTACACCGGCGTCATCGTCGCCAAACGCGCAGGCGAAACAGACCCTGGCAAATGGCTGGCGGTAATGCCCTGCTACGAATGGATCAACCTGATCAACATCCTTAGGGAGGCACGCCCTGACCTTCAACCTTGACAACTACGTCGACGTACCGACACGCCTGCGCATGGCGCTCGAGAAACACCCCGACTTGCGCATCCAAGAATCGCAACCCATCTTCCGTGAAGTCAACGACAAGCTCTACATCGAGATTAAGTGCATGGTGTGGCGCGACAAGGACGACCCGCTGCCGGTCATCGCCTACTGTTGGGAACCGTTCCCTGGCACGACGCCCTACACGCGCGACTCCGAACAGATGAACGCGTCCACATCGGCGCTCGGGCGCGCCTTGGGCATGATGGGCTTCGGCGTCGACCACAAGATGGCCTCCAAGCAGGAAGTGTTGGCACGCCAACCCGAACCGCAGGTCGTCACCCGCAAGGACGGCAGCGTGGCCGACGATCCATTCACCAAGGAGCCGCAGACCTACGGCAAAGTCGTCACCATGAAGCCGGGGCACGCATCCCCGAAACAGCTTGGCATGATTCGCGCCCTGGCACGCGCGAGAGGCTGGACATTGACGCCGACCATCTGCGAACATGTCGCACCTATCATCAACGTCCAAATCACCAAGCTTGACGAGCTAACCAAACATCAAGCGTCGCAAATCATCGACGCATGGAAAGAGAAAGCATAAAACGCAACTGAAGTAGGCCGATTACATCGGTGCGTCCAGGCCGCGTGACCTGGTGCAGGTGCAAATCCTCGGCGACTCATCATCGTCAGTTCGCCCGTCAGAGAGGCTGGCAAGTCCCTGCGAACAGATCAATCGTGGGGCGGGTGTGAACCGTGCTTGTCAACGGTCGGGTGGAGCCCGGGGGCCTTGTGACTCGGTGCAAGTCACCAGGCGAGTCAAGCCCTGCACGAAACTGAAACACGCAACGAAAGGGTGTCGCCTAGCCTGAGCGGTCATGCGAATCGAACCACTGCAACGGTGCGCGAGCGCCAGCGAAGCGCGACCGGGGGGTGCGGGGGGGCGGCTCCCCCGCAAACGGTAGCTATGCCCAAACGCACCAGCAACGCCAAGTACCTGAAGGCCCGCAAAGAAATCCTGCGCGACAACCCGGTGTGCCACTGGTGCAAGAGACGCAAGGCGACGGAAGCCGACCACCTGATTGAGCATGACGCTGGTGGCAGTGACACCATTGACAACTTGGTGCCGTCATGCAAGCAGTGCAACGGCAAGCGGGGCGCGAACTATGTGAACGCCAAGCGAACACGCAACGCCCGAGCGCGCCGAGGGGTCAAGCAGCCGCGCAAGGCGGCAGCCCGAGCGGCCGTTCTTGGACAAGGGTCACGCCGCCCCCGCCGCCCATTTCACTCGGTATCCCCCAAGGAACGGACTGAAGCGGCCGGGTCTGGCCATGACTTGCCGCGAATCGAGACGGTTGTCGTCGGATCAGTCGGCACTCACGGACCCGCCGTGAGTGAATGGGCGTCAAAGTTCTTGCGCGTAAAGTTGATGCCGTGGCAACGTCACGTCCTTGACGCGCAGCTGGCCTACGACGCCGACGGACGGTGGTGCAACTCGAAGTCGTTGGTGTCGGTCGCGCGACAGAACGGCAAGACGGTCGCGTTGAAGGCGTTGATTGGCTGGTGGCTGACCGAGTACTCGAAGATTGCCGGGCCGCAGACCATCGTGTCGACTGCGCACCGGCTCGACTTGGCGACGGCGCTGTTCCAAGACTTGGCGCCGTTGATTGAGGACAAGCACAACGTGCGGGCGCGGTGGGCATACGGCCGCAACAGCATCAAAGTCGGCAAGTCGTGGTGGCACGTCAAAGCCGCCAGGCCCTCAAGCGGTCACGGCATGAGCTGCGACCTAATCGTGGTCGACGAATTGTTCGGTGTTGACGACGAGACGCTTGACATCGGACTGCTGCCTACACAACGCGCGCGACCCAACCCGTTGTGCTCGATGTGGTCGACGGCCGGTACTGAGGAATCGGTGGCGATGATGAGATGGCGCGAGCAAGGCGTGCGTGCCGTCGACGAAGAGAAGCCGATCGGCATCTACCTGGCGGAATATTCGCCGCCGCCGGAGCTTGACCCGATGACGTTGCCCGCCTGGCAGTACGCCAACCCTGCACTCGGCCACACGCTTGACGTGCGCACTATTGAGCAGGAAGCGAAAGGCCCCAACCGTGCCGCCTTCTTGCGGAGCAGCGTAAATTTGTGGGTGCAATCCGAACTGTCGTGGCTGCCGCCCGGCCGGTGGGAGACGTTGCGCACCGAATCGCCGCCGCTGCCAGGCGGCATCCTCGCCGTCGAATCGTCGATGGACGACGGCCGCTACGTCGCCGTGCGCTGCAACGGCAACTCGTCCGGCACGCTGACCGCCACCGTCGCCTTCATGTGCCAGACAATCACCCAAGTGTGGGACAACATCAGGGCACAAATCGCCAAACATCCGGGTCTCGTCGTCGCCATCACCCCGACGCTTGACGTCGCCTGTCCCACCGACCTGCAACGCCGCCGCACCGTCGTCGGCTACCAAGAAATATTGCGGTACACCGCCAGCGTCAGGAACCTGATTATGGAAGGCCGTGTCGCGCACACCGGCGAGACGATGCTCGCCGAACACGTCGGCCGCAGCGTCGCCGTCCGCACACGCGGCGCAATCGCCCTGTCCAGCAACCGTTCAGCCGGGCCGATCGAGCTGGCACGCTGCCTGGTGTGGGTCGTCGGCATGTCGGCGCGTCCGCGTCCGATGGTCAACAGACCGGTCGTCGCATCCAGCGCCTAGACTTGTCGCACCATGCCGATTTTCACGCTCAAGCGCCGACCAGTCGCAGCCGTCGACAACGACCACAAGATTGGAGTGGCGGCCGCCGCTGGTGACCCGTACATCGGCAACTTCATGACCTACACGACCGGCTTTGACCGGCAGTTGGCAATCCAAATCCCGACCGTCAGCCGCGCCCGCGACCTCATCTGCTCAATGGTCAGCTGCTTGGAAATCCGCCAGTACGCCCGCCAGTGGGTCGACGAGGACTACGTTGACATTGAGCTGCCCGACGACACCTGGTTCCAGCAACCCGACCCCAACGTCACCCGCAACTTCATCATCTCGTGGACCGTCGACGACCTGATGTTCTACGGCCGCGCCTTCTGGATCATCACCAGCCGCCTCGGCAACGGCTTCCCCAACGCCTTCACCTGGGTGCCTGCCTCAAACGTGCAGACACGCGACCAAGCCGGGCCGCAGTATTTCGGGCCGTCGCGCAACATCACGTTCAACGGCTTTGAGCTCAACCCCAACGACGTGGTGCAGTTCATCTCGCCGATCCAGGGCGTGTTGACCATGGGCGCCCGCGCCATCCGCACCAACCTTAACCTTGACACGTCAGCCGAACGGTTCGCCAAGAACCAGACGCCCGCGGGGGTGTTGAAACAGACCGAGGGCGAGCCGTTGAGCGGCGAAGAACTGTCGGAGATGGCGGCCGCGTTCGCCGCCGCCCGCAACAACAACGCCATCGCCGCACTTAACCAGTACGTCGAATGGAAGGAATCGATGATGGATCCGAGCAAACTGCAGCTCACCGAGGCACGCACCTACCAGGCGTTGGAAATGGCGCGCGTCGCCAACATCCCGCCCTACCTGGTCGGCGCACCGACCGGAGGCGGCATGACCTACGCCAACGCGCAACAGGCCCGCCAAGACCTCTACCTGTTCGGCGCCAAACCGTTTATCGAGTGCATCAACCAGACGCTGTCGATGAACAACGTGACGCCGCGCGGCCGCTACATCTACCTGGACGTTGACGCATACCTGGAGGAATACCAAGACGCCGACCGGCCGGCAATCGCTGCACCGGCTGGTCGGCTACCCGACAACCAAGGAGAGCAGGCATGATCAAGTTCACGGCAGACCACACGTTCGTACTCGCCGCCGAGGGCGACAATCCGCGCACCATCTCGGGCATCGCCGTGCCGTGGGGCGTCGTCGCCACCGTCTCCGACGGGCAACGCGTCAAGTTCGAGCGCGGCAGCCTGCCGGTCACCGGCAAGAAGCCCAAACTGTTGAAATACCACGACTCGTCGCAGATCGTGGGCGTCGTAACCGGGCGGCTGGACTCCGAGGACGGCATGCTGTTCACCGCCAAGATCAGCAGCACCTCCGACGGCAACGACATGCTCGAGCTGGTCAAAGACGAAGCCATCGACTCCGTGTCGGTCGGCGTGGACGTCAAGGACGCCAGGTACGACGACGACGGCACCATGGTGATTTCGTCCGCCGATTGGGTAGAGTTGTCCCTAGTCGCGGCACCCGCTTTCAAGGGTGCTACGATTACAGAGGTTGCAGCGACCGAAGCACAACAGGAGACAAGCATGTCCGACAAGGTCGAAGCAACACCCGAGACGCCAGCACCCGCGCCCGCACCCCAACTGATCTGGGCCGAAGCCAAGCGCGAATTCAAGCTGCCGTCCGCCGCCGAATACATCAGCAAGATTCTCAGGGGCGGCTCCGAGGCGCAACAGTTCCTCGCCAACCTGCGTGCCGGTGCACCCGACGTCGTCACGACCGACACGCCCGGCATCCTGCCTGAGCCGATTCTCGCCCCGGTCTACAACAACTTCCGCGGCCTGCGCCCGGTCGTCGACGCAATCGGCGTCCGCGCCATGCCCGGCGGCGGCAAAGTGTTCCGTCGCCCTAAGGTGACCACACACACCACGATCGGCGAGAGCAACGGCGAGAACGCCGCACTTGATGCAGGCACGTTCGTCGTCAGCAACAACGACGTGACCAAGACCGTGTACGGCGGCTACGTCAAACTGTCCGAAGAGGACATGGACTGGACGGAGCCCGCAGTGTTGAGCCTGATGCTCGACGACATGGCCCGCATCTACGCCAACACGACGGACAACGTGGCCGCCGACGCCCTCGTCTCGGGCACCAGCAACACGGCGGTGTGGGCAGACTTCACCGACCCGGTCGAAGCCGTCACATTCGTCTACGAATGCGCAGCCGACATCCTGGCCAGCAGCAACGGCAACCTGCCGACGCACCTGTTCGTCGCACCCAACGTGTGGCAATCGCTCGGCCAGATGGTCGACTCGTCGGATCGTCCGCTGTTCCCGCAAGTCGGGCCGATGAACGCGTTCGGCAACGTGCAACCCGGCACGACCAACGCCGTCGCGTTCGGCCTGACGGTGGTCGTCGACCGCAACTTTGCGGACAACGTCGCCATCGTCGGCGACCCGAGCGGCTTCGAAATCTTCGAGCAACCCAAAGGTGCCGTGCAAGTCGAATCAACCGACGGATCATTGTCGCGCATCATCAAATTCCGCGGCTACTTCGCCACGCTGATGATCGACGCGGCCAAGTTCACCAAGCGGGCGGCCAGCTAACCACGTTCCTTCCTCCAGGGACTGTCTGAACGATGGCGACGTACACAGTCACCCATAAACAGGTGCTCGATGACGTCGCTGTCGTTCAGCTGCTGCAACCGACCAACTTCGAGGTCGGCCAAAGCATCGTCATCAGCAACATGGACGACACCTTCAACGGCACGCACGTCATTCGGGCGCTGCCCAAAAACTACTTCGTCGGCGTCTCCGACCAGGGCGACTACGAATACGACTACGACATCATCATCCCCAACCAGGTGCTGTTCGCGTTGGAGACCGACGACGCCGAACGCGCCGCCG